GTGCTCCTTACAGCTTTTCAACGACCACGAAGTCGGTGCCGACCTCGATCACGACGTTGTTCAGGGGGTTGTGGGTGACGTGGACTTCGACGAGGCCCGCGCCGGTGCCGCGGACCGAGTTGCCGACGACGATGCCGTGACCGGCGTTGGCAGGGAGCTTGCCGCGGAATTTGCGAGCGACCGCACCGGTCAGAAGACCGTTGCCGCGATCCTCGAAGGTTTCGAGGCGCCCGTAGATTTCGGCGTCGTTGGTGACGAGCTTGACCTGACCTGCGGCGGTCGCGTCGAGCTCGACGGCCTTGCCGACGTCGGCTGCGGTGATGCCGGCGGCCAGCTTATAGGTGAAAATGAAGTCGTCGAACGAGAACGACTGGGTGACGACACTGTTCGGGTTGTAAGCCACGGCTCAGTCCTTTCAGAGCTTGCGGTTGGTGAAGGCGCTGGCCACGAGCGCGGGCTTGTGCTTGTCACCTTCGGTGGCCGACGCCCCGGCGCCGCCGACGGGCAGGATCGCGGTAAGGTCCGAGGTGTGTTCCTTGATCTGCTTCTCGAGATCAGCCACTAGGGTCGGAAGATCTTCCGCCTTCGGCGCTTCCTTGCCGGCCGCGACCATCACCTTGCTGAGGATCGACTGGAGGAAGGTCACCGCCGCGCCGGCTTCGTCAGCCTTCGACTCCGCCTTGGCAGTCGCGAGATCGGTCTGCGCCGTTTCGAGCTGACCGGTCAGTTCGGTCACCTTCGTGTTGGCGGTTGCCAGATCCCCCGTCAGTTGGGTGATCGTGGCGTCGGCTGCTTCCTTGGCCGCCTTCAGCGTAAGCGCTTCGGCCTTGGCCGTCGAAAGCTCGGTGACCAGAGCGGTGGGATCAAAATTGCTCACAGGGTCTTCTCCTCTGGACGCCTGCACAATCAGGCGATCCTTGAATTCTGCGTGCGCCGCGAGGCGCATGGACGATGCGGGCTGCAACTTAGAGTCGGACTTGCCGACAATGCGCGGCTGATCGGCTGCACCTCGCGCAACCAGGCTGAGCTCAATGAAGTCGGCGAGGCCGACGAGATTGGCGTGGACCCCGTCCTTGCCGATCTGGTGGCCGTTGGCGCAGGTCCGATCCATGAAGTTGTCAAATTCGGCGTCCGGGCCCAGATAATCCCAGCCGCACTGCGAGCAGAGGAACTGGGTCGGGAAGAACGAGACCGAGACCTCGTCGAGGGAGCCAGCGTTGAGCTTCTTGATCAGCCGGCTTTCGGTCGGATCGAGGTAGAAGAGCACGCGCAGCTCGACTTCACTGACACCGGTGAAGATCAGCTCGGCGTCAAAGACGCGGCCCTTGGGTTCTCCGGTCAGCTGGTGATCCGAAATCAGCGGGATATGGCCGCCGTTCTTGATGTGATCCGCCATCTGGCGGAGCGTGACCGGCGCGACAATCGCGCGCTCGTGCAGGGTTCCGTCCTTGCCGGGCAAGGGCTTGGTGTTGAGCGCGATCGCTTCGAACACAGCAAAGCCCTCGGGGTCGATATCGGTACCGACCCGGTCCTTGATGAGCTGCGCGAGCTCAGGCGTCATTTGGAGCTGCTTCATTCCGCAGGATATGCGGAAGGGCCTCGGGCTAAGTCACGTCTTAGGAGGGTGAACCGGCCGCAACCTCATTCGACTTCGCACTCTGGCTGCCCTCAGGGACAAGCCCACGGCCGAGACTGTCGGTGTTCGGCGAAAGGTCCTGGGTATTGACCGTCACGTTGGCGTCCTGCGGGTTGAGGAAGCCCGTGCCGCTGAGCTGCGGCGCCGTCGACGGCGCGAGCCGCCCGAACATCTGGAGGTGATATTCCTCATCGCTGATGGTGCCGAGCGAGAGGTCCTGCCGAAGGCGCGACGCCCGCATCGTGAGCTGCGGCTCGAGCTCGAGGATCGGGCGCAGTTCGATCGGTCGGAAGCTCGCCTCGACCCGGGCCTCGCTGCCCGCAAGCCGCACGGCGAAGGTCAGCGCTTTCGTGAAGATCGAAGCAACGACCCGGTTGAGCGCGTCTGCCGAGAGCGCAAAAAGACGGGCCTCCGTCGAGGCGACCTGTCCGTTGCTCGATTTGCCGACGACCGCGGGCATGACCTTGAGAGCCGCTTGGTTCTGGTTGTCGAGCACTTCGATCACGCGCTCGATGTTGAGGCCTGCCGCTGGGTTCTTGTCGTTGATGATGCGAGACTCGATCGCATCCGAGTGGACGAAGATGTCCCGCGCCGACAGGCTGGAGACCAGCGCCTGGATCTCGGAGAGCTGCCGGTTCACATAGTCCCGCATCTCGGTCGGGTTCTCGCGGATGGCCGGAGGGGCGTTGCGCGTGAGGACCTCCTCGAGCACCTTGACCTCCATACGCGGATAGCCAACCGACTGCATGATGCGATAAAGGTCGGCAATCACTTCGCTGCGGGTGGTGATCGTGTTGATCGCCGAAACAAAGGTCGAGAAGGTGTAGACGTTGGTCGGGTTCTGGTGGAACCGCGAGGTGAAGAAGGTCGGGATGTTGAGGTCGATCTCGGTGTTCGACCCTGCCGGCTTCTGCACCGGAGCCAGCTGCCCCGGCTGGGATTCCCGCCACTCAAGCGTCGAGGTGTCGATAAGACGGAAGTTCGAGGGCGCGTAGGTTTTGTCCAGAACCAGCTCGAGGCCAATCATGCCCCGCAGCATCGCCATGTAGCGCAGGTCGTCGCAGAGCGCCGAAAGCGTCGGCTTGTCGCTATAGCCGACGGTGTAATCGAACGTCGTCGTCGTGTTCTCGAGGATGCGGTGCGCGAGCTTCGTGGTCTCGGCGTCGACTTCGCCCTCGGGGGTATAGGCCGTCACGACAAGACCTGCGGAGCCCGCAATGGTCAGGTAGGAGAACACCGCAGCCGACACGTCCGGGTCCTGATTGACCAGCGTGTTCAGCAGCGTGCGGCTGTCGTTCGATACCCGGTTGTTGAAGGGGTCGTTCAGATGATCCCGATAGGTGGGGACCGAGATCGCCGGCTGCCGCGGGTTGTAGGTCGGGGTAAAGCCCTTCCCGCCCTTGGTTCCCTTCCCCTTCGGGAGAAGGATCGCCATGATGTTGTCGGAAAGAGCCATCCTATTTTCCTAGCCGGGAGATGCGCTGAGCTCCGGGGCTGCTGATGTTGTGGGTCTGATCCTTCGGCGTGGCGACCAGACATGTCGTCGAATAGCGGATGACCTCGGTGTTCTGCGCGTAACTGTGTTCGTTCACTCGACGAGCCAGCAGGTTCAGGGCGATCGAGTGAAAATAGTGGTCGTTGCCGACCGGGGACTTCTTCCACGTCGCCACGAAGTCAGGGGACTCGTCGCGCACATTATCGGTGAGGTGGGTGATCAAAGTCTCCTTTTGATCACCGTAACCAGTCAGCACCAGCTTATGATGCTGCACGTAGGACTGCACGCGGTCGAGGATGTAGGTCCGGTTCGCGGAGTAGTGGGTGATCTCGCCGAGCTCATCGCGGACAGGCGCCAAGGCTGCGGTACCGCGGTACTGGACCGGCATGACGAGGTTGTTCGTCACCGTCCGCAGCGCGTCCGCGTTCGGCTCGAAGGGGAAGCGGTCGACGCAGCCTTGGGCGATGCTGTAGATCTTGCGCAGGTCGCGCACCCGGTCTTCGAGCGCGCCGATCGGCACCGCTTCGAAATAGAAGAGGACCGGGTTGCCGTCCTCATCGTCGAACGACAGGGTCAGATGGCACAGGAAGCCGACGTCGACACCGAGGTAGACCTTGCGTCCGCTCGGCACCTCTGGCGTCTTCGGCCCGAGCATGCACTTCTCGATGTCACCGCGTTGGATTTTCGCGGCCGCGTTCGTGTAGGCCTCGCCGAGCACCGTGTTGTACCAGCCGCGGATGAAGCCGAGCCCCTGGTAGCGGGCCAGCTGCTGAAAGACGTAGTGGGGGTTAAGGCGGCTCGTCGAGAACGGTCGGATCTGATAGCCCCGGAAATTGTCCCTCGTCGGGTGACGCGCCACCCACTCCCTCAGGTCCGGATTGCCGAGGTCGAGCGGCTTGCTGCACTTGTCGCAGCGAACATAGCTCTCCTGCGTGTTCAACGTGGCGATTTGCTCGGCCGTTAGATCGGCGAAGTCGGAAACATCGATGCGGAAGTCGGGGATGAAGACCGAGACCGGATTGAAGAGGGGGATTTGGTGGTGGTTGCACGCCGAGCATTTGATCACATACTCCCGCTGGTCAGAAAGCGCGTAGCCGCGGTCGATGCCGAACGTCTCGTACGTCGGCGTCGAGAAGTTCTGGGTCATCCGCATCGTCGAGTTCTGGAGACGCGACTGGTAGAGCGCGATCATGTCCTCAGGGCTCAGATCGAGCTCGTCGTGCATGAGGAAGTCGGCGGGCGTTGAGGTGGCGTCGCCCTCGGTGCAGCCGGTGATGTAGCCGAAGCTGTCGCGGATCTGGATCTGGCTCGACCGGCGGACTGGCTGGCCTTCCCCCGGCGGGTTGAAGACGGTGTCTGCGTCGAGGATCGGCTTGATGCGAGAGTTGTAGGTCTTGATGTACATCTTCTCGGTCGGCATCGTGAAGATGCCGGCGACCGCGGTGTTGCGGGTCAGCACGCCGAGAAATTTGCGGATCTGAACTTCAGTGTTGTGCGTGGGGATCATCCCTCGCCCAGCCAGGAAAAGGTGACTGGGGGAGTCGACCGTGAGGCAGCGAACGGGAACCGACTCAATTTGCCGAGCCGCAACGACCCGGCGCCGATAACTTTCGGTAGCGCGTCCCGCCGCCCGGGGCTTTAGCCGCTCTCGCTTTCGGGGGAGTTCAAAGACCCCGTCCTCGGCATAGGCGACGAAGTGAACCTCGGCGCAGTCAAGCTTCGAGTTTATCTGGTGCCCGTTCGGCAACTGGCCGGGCGTCGGAGCCCTCCAGCGAACGCGGGGCTTCAGACCCAGCGACCGTGTCAGCTCAAGGACAGCCTCCACCAAATGGGGGTTGGTATTGTAGAAGGAGCAGCGCCCACGTTTTGTGACCGACCCGTCGGTGTCCATCAAACCGCGCAGGAGCTCAAGTCGCTGCTCTCGGGAGGCCCGTAAATACTGCGTGGGGACGAATTTCTGGCTACCGAGGAGTCCGAGCTCTGTCAGATCGTTCGAAACAGACACAGGCTTGCCTCGCCCAGGGCGGCGCTGTCCCGGATGCTTGACCGTAAATTGGACCGTGTCGCCTTTTTCGGAAGAGTGGTGACAGAAGAGGCCCCGGCGTCCGAGCGCAGCAATCAAGTGGGGAGCGTCCTGGCGGTGGGCGGTTAGAACCGCGGCGTGCGTATTGCCGTCGCCGAGCCAGCATCCGAGGAAGTACGGATCGAGCGGAAGCTCCACCCGGGCGAGCGAAAGCGGGAGCGCGTTTGGAATGGCGAAGCAGTTGCGCCCCTGGTGATGAAGGTTTTCGGCGATACACCGAGTGGTGGTCACCCCCGACTTTGAAAATCCAGCACCTTTCGGGGGCCGACCCCGGCCAGTGTGGATCTCCCCTCCCTTGAAGGCCCGGTAGGATTCGACAAACCATCGGTGGTTCTCGTCGGCAACGACGATTTCGCCATCGTCGAACTCCAGCTCGTAGCATTTGCGATCACGATAGACCGGCGAGACGTAGGTGACGGCGCAGGGCTTCCCATTTTCGTCGAACAAAGTGTCACCGACCCGAATTGCCCCCATCGTGGTCCACCCTGTCGGTGTCGGCACGGGTGTGTTGAGGTCCAGCGCCAGCCCGACCTGGCTGATTTTCTTCACATACAGGTTCGGATGCATGTCATCCGCGATGGCCTTCTGGAATTCGTAGTGCTCGAACGAGAACGGCCGGCGCTTCAGCGTCGTGTTTGCGCAGATCCACTCCCCCATCGTCATGGAGCCGCTGCCCTGGCCGTAGCGGAGGCGGACGGTGTTGTAGAGGTCCGAGAACATCGGGCCGGATATGAGTCAGTGGTTTTGCAGAGAACAACAGTAAAGACGGGGTGGTTGAGGCTGGCGGGGTATAAGTCGCACAGCGACTTCAAGTTTTCGCCGCGATTTCGTGATCGAGTTTCCATAGGTGGGCCGGATGCAAGACATCTCATACCCATCGCTCCGCATCGGAGTCCTTCGCGCCCTTCAGGATTTGAAGCGGCATTACACGGTTGATCCGGAAATCTTTCAGCGCAGCGACTGCCCGTACGACGGCGAGGTCCGCGCGGTGCTCGAGGAAATCCTCAAGGTCGAGACGGTCGAGAAGATCGTCGAGAAGCGCGTGGTCCACGAGAGCGCCGGTTCAGGCAAGCGCGGCCCCCGGCCGAAGCTGGGTCTCAATGAGGCCGACCAGGAACTGGTCTCGAACGAGCTCAGCGAGCTGCTCGAAGAACTGAAAGAGATGAACGATCCCGACAAGGACCTCGATCAGTCGGCCAAGCTCGCGGTTTTCAAGCTCAAGGTCGCGATCATCGAGAGCATCGTGAAGCTGCGCGAGCGCGTGCTCAACATCAAGCGCCTCGCCGGTTTCGAGGCCGTCGTCATCTCCATTCTCGACGATCTTGTTTCGGAGGATGACCGCGAGGTCTTCCTCGAACGTATCGCCCCCTATCGCGAGGACTGATCATGGGTATTTTCAGTGAATTCGCCCCGCTCTACTGGAGCGCGGGCCTCCCGGCGATTCCGCTCAAGAAATGGAACGCCTTCGGCAAGGGCGCCGGAAAGGCGCCGATCATCAACGAGTGGCAGACCTATGGCACGGCGATGCCGTCGCAGGCGATCCGCCAGCTCTGGCTCGACAGCTATCCGGACAGCAACATCGGCCTCCCGTTCGGGGCAGCCTCCGGTCTTTGCGCGATCGACATCGACACCGAAGACAAGGAGATGATCGACGCCATTCTCGAAGCGCTGCCCCCCTCGCCGTGGGTGCGCGTCGGCAAAAAGGGCATGGGGCTCATCTACCGCTGGAGCGGCCAGAAAAATTTCAAGCTGCGAGACAGCAACAACAAATCGATCGTCGAATTCCTCGGCTCGGGCAACCAGATGGTTCTGCCCCCCTCGATCCACCCCGACACCGGCCGCCCCTATGAGGCGAACGCTGACCTGTGGGAGGTCCTCGAAAAGGTCGTCGCGCTGCCGCTCGATCTGGAGATGGTCCTGCGTGATGCGCTCGGCGATGTCGCTGGCGTTTCGCTGGCGCAGGGCATTCGCTCCCGCCCCCTCGACGTCATCCCGCAGGGCGAGCGCGACATCCAGATGGTCCGCCACGCAGGTTATCTCGCCCGCGTCGTGCTCGGTATCGACCGCACTGCGAAATGGAGCCTCGCCGAGGCGGTCGAGCATATGACGACGTGGGTCATCGACTTCACGGCCGGCGCCGCCGGTGACGACATGGACCCCGCCAAGGGCGTCGCCAAGCTCCTCGAGTTCCTGCTGAAGGACGTGGAGAAGGGCCGGACCCTTCCGAACGGCTGGGACACCGGACTGAGCGAGGCCCAGCTCGGCTGGGATGCCGTGAAGATGCTCAAGGAGAAGAACCAGGTCCAGCGCTGGACATTCCAGAAGGCGCGGGCTTGGATCGACGATGAAGCCGGGCTCGAGGTCTCGGACCCCGATCGCCTCCTCGGCAAGATCGAGGAACTCTTCGCCGAGCTCGGCAAGGACGAGAATTTCGGCAAGCTCGACGCCGAGGCGATCATCAACCACATCAAGACCCGCTTCGGCAAGGAGCTCGGCATCGGCAAGCCTGCACTGGTCCGGCTGCTCAAGGAGTCGCAGGCCGCGGCTGCGCTGGGCGGGGACGGCGAGCTCGCCGCCGACCATGAGGCGATCGCGCGCGATGTCATCGACGAGATGAGCCGCGGCGGCGACCTGAAATTCTCGCAGGGCTCGTTCTGGCAATGGAATGGCTCCTGCTTCGGACAGGTCGAGCACGACGAGGTCTATGAGAAGGTCGCCACCAGCGTGAAGGGCAATATCCTGTCGCGTCGGCACAACGACTATGAGGCGATCGTCAAGACGATCAGCAAGCTGTGCCGCGCCGAGCTCGTCGAGGAATTCGAGATCGGCATCAACTTCGCCAACGGTTTTCTCGATGCCGAGGGGGTGCTGCACGATCACTCGCCGAAGTTCGGCAAGACCTTCACGATGCCGTTCAACTATGTACCGGAGCGAGCAGGCGAAGCCCACAAATGGCTGGCCTATCTCGAGGACGCATGGGGCGACGACGAGGATTATGCCGACAAGGTCATGGCGCTGCAGGAGGCCTTCGCCGCCACGATGTTCGGGATCGCTCCGCGGTTCCAGCGCGCCATCCTGCTGTACGGCCCGGCTGGCAGCGGCAAGTCTCAGGCTCTCGAGGTTCTGCGCGCGCTGATGCCGCCCAAGGCTATCTGTGCAATCTCACCCGACCGGTGGAGCGCCCGGTTCCAGCTGTCGGGCATGGTTGGCCGCACGCTGAATATCTGCGGCGAGCTGCCCGAAGAGACGGTGATCGACGGCAAGACCTTCAAGGAGGTCGTGGAAGGCACGGTCCAGAACACCGAGTTCAAGGGCCGGGACAGCTTCAACTTCAAGCCGATCTCCGCGAACTGGTTCGCCTCGAACCATCTCCCCCGCTCGCGCGACACGTCGATGGGGTTCGTCCGCCGCTGGCAGATCTTCGACTTCCACCGCGTCATCGATCGGGCCGAGCGTGTCGTGGACTACCATGAAGTGCTCGTCGCCGAAGAGCGCGAGGCGATCGCGGCTTGGGCGGTCCAGGGGCTGGCGCGTCTGCTTCGGCATGGCGACTACACCCAGCCGGCCAGCCACCTTGAGCGACTGCGCCAGATCCAGCGCGCCAACAACAGTGTGGCGGCGTGGCTGCAGTCGAACGACAAGGTGCGTCCGACCGGGGAGCAGGATGATGCCGCTGACGCGCGCGAATGCTTCGACCAGTATGTCTTCTACATGCGGGAGGTGTCGCGGGGCTTCAACGTGACCTTCGAGCGGTTCCTCCAGATGATGGAGGAGCTCGGTTATCCCCAGCACCCCTATGAGGACAAGGCCGGGGTCCGACGATCGATGTTCGTCAAGCTCCGGATCAAGGGTCTGGGCGAGGTTTAGGCACAGAGGGCGGCTCTCAAGGGAGCCGCCCTTTTTGTAATTTTATTGCGCGTTGAATTTCCAAAAATTTCCCGGGGAGCGCGGGGGCATCATCGATCAAGGGCAGGCAAAAAAATGGCGTAAAAACAAGGTGTTACCCTTGTGTCGATTGGCAGTGTGTGCCTGGCCGGTGCCTGTATCTAGAGGTGGTGAGCCGCCCTTGCGCCGTCTCTTGCGGGCGCCGGACCGTCTCACGCGCCGACCTTGCTTGTCCCCCGCGGTTCCGCGGGCAAGGGAGACGTGTGTTCAAAATCGGGGGCAGTTTTCTGGGTAAATACCCAAAAATGGAAAGGAAATTGAGCTATGTTTAAGTTTGACCCCGTTGCCTTCGGCGCCGACATTGCCAAGCTTCGCGAAAACGGCGTTGCGGTGGCGAACAAAACCGATGACGTGGCGCGCCATGCTCTTGGCGGCTTGCGTGCTGGCGAATTGACACAATCGGCCGTCACCATTGCGGCGCTCGCCGCGCATGGCAATCCCAAAACGCCTAAAGGCAAGGCCGTGGATAGCATCAACGGCCTACGCTATGCCAAGGGAGGCGAAGCGGCGCGCAATTGCTTCCGCGCTGTCTTTGAAATTGACGATAACGTCAAGGCCTATGGCGCGGCCTTGCCCGCTATCGGCGAAGCAATCGACGCATATGTCGAAAAGGCCGACGGCGCGGCCAAGGGGCTTTTCGTTCTCCGCGACGCAATCCGGGCAATGGTCAAGGCCAAGCTTCAGGAGGATGATCCGGCAAGCGCCGACGGCGAAGCCAAGGCCGAGGCCGAGGCCGAAGCGGAAAGCCCGGAAAAGCCAGAGCTGTCGCCGACGGAACATGCTCAAGGTGTCCTGTCCAGCGTCGCCGAGTATATCGCCAGTCTGCCCGCTGATGTGCTGGCGGCCGTGGAAGCGGAATTGCTGGCTGTCCGCCAAGCCGTGGACAATGCGGCCGCCGCGCTCACTCCGGCCCTTGAAAAGGCCGTCTAATGCCAAGCCCCTGCTAGGGCTTTTGGGTAATTACCCAAAAGCCCTAGCTAACCTAGGACTACGCCATGTCTCGCATCCTCGACGACCTCGTCGCCACCCGCGCCTCGCGCGCGCGCCTGCACACCAACGCGGACCAGCTCGCGCAGTGGACCGACCCGACCCCTGACGGGCTCGAAGCAAGCCCCGGATATATTCCGGGCTTTAGGGCGGCCCGAAATCGCCGACTGCCACGGCCCGAATTCCGCGAAATCAACCGCGCAATCCCCGAAGCCGTTTACCGCGCGGGCGTCCCCGTCGAGCGGGCGACCTTGCGCGCGATCCTCCAGGGCGCCGGCGTCGAGTCCCGCACGGTCAAGCCCGACCCGACGATCAAGGTGCAGAAACCTTGGTCCCAGGAGCTCGCCCACAATCGCGAGCTGTCCCTCGATGCGACCGAGGCCGAGCGCCAGCGCCGCCGCGAGGAGCACGAAAACTGGGTAATTACCCAAAAGGCCGAGATTGCGCGCCTTGCCGCGCTCAAGTTCGAGCGCATGGCCAACGCCTACTACAAGGCCATGAACCCGGCCGACTAACTAACTGAATTTCTGACACAAATCAGCCCGCTTAGCGTCCGCTTCGCGGGCTGATTTGTCGTGCGCGTCGCGCACGTCAGCACAAGTCGCAGTGCGACTTGGACCATCGAAGGAGACGAATCATGAGTGTTTGGGACATTCTTTCCCTCGACCTCGAAGCGCACCCCGAAACCCGGCGCTTCGCAAGGTCCGGGTTCACCATCCAGCCGGAATTGTGCCGGACTGACCGCGTCGGATTGTTCAATCCGGCCACCGGCCAGCGCCTGCGCGTCCGCCTTTCCAATGGGGAGATCCGCAATGCTTAAGCTTCAATCCCGCCTCGGCGAAGAATGTGCCTATTTCCAGGCCAACCTCGCCTATCGTGCTGCCCAGCTCGGCGATTTCGACCACGCCGCCGCCATCGTCAACCGCGTCTACGACACCGTCGAGCGCACGCCGCACCCCCACATGAGCCTCGCCCGCGTCATCAAGCGGCTCGGCCGCGAGCGCGCCCGGGTGCTCTGCTGCGAGAAGCGGACGATCGACGACGCCATCCGCAACTGGGAACGCTACAAGGCGATCTGGGCATGATCCGCGTCGTTGGCCTTGCCGTCGTCGTGCTCGGGGTGGTGGTTGTCGCCGCCCCGATGCCCCTTGACGATGCCGTCGCCGTCGTCCTGCGCCTGCTCGGGCTCGTGGCGGTGCTCCTCGGCGTGTGGATTTGGGCGACGCCCAGTCCCGAGCCCGACGACGACTTCGAGGACTTTCTCCTCGACCACGTCGACGCCATGCGCGACGTCCTCGGCGACGCCCGCGAGCGGCTCATGGCCGGCCCCGTCAGCGAGCGCCTCGCCAGCCGCGTCGAGGTCGTCCTCGCGTCGAAATATTACATCCAGGAGAATTGAGATGGTGGATTACACCGACCGGGCGGCCGTTGTCGCCTACGCCAAACGTCTTGGCAAGGGCATGACGGTGTACAAGCACCCCGAGCGTGCCAACTTCAACATCACCCATACGTCCCGGACCGACCTCTACCGGCCCGGCTGGGTAATCTTCCAGTCATGACCGACTTCCACGTCAACGACGCCGGCAGCCTCGTCATGATCGAGCCCGTCACCGAGCTCGCCAAGGCGTGGTGCGCCCTCCATCTGCCATGTGATGCCCCTCGGTGGGGCAAGGCCTACGCCGTCGAGCCGCGCTTCGTCGCGGACATTCTCCGCGGCGTCGTTCAGGAAGGACTGAGCTATGCATAAGCTTGTCATCGCTGCCGCGTTCGGGCTCGTCGCCCTCGCCATCGCCACCGCCATGGCAGTGGCGCCGCCCACGCCGCCGATTGTCCCCGAGCCTATCTACCAGTTCGAGGTCATGGACCGCGGCGACGTCTACGTCGTGGATTATGGGCTGACCGAGCAGGACTGCGAGGACCGGCGCCGCGTCAACCCGGAGGGCTTCTGCCGTGAAGTTCGACATGGATATCCTGGGCGGTCGTGAGGCGTCGCCAAAGTTTCGCAGCGTGCTGTTCTACCGGCGCCTCGAGCGCGTGAACCCGTTCTGGGTCTACGAGTTCGGGGTGCTTTGCCAGACGCCCGGCTTCCGACCGCACGATCTCATGGTCCTGATGCCGGGTCTGCGCTTTGCCCAGATCCGTCGCGGGATCGAGGAAGTCGTCGTGAGGCGGGAGGATGTCGTCGCCAACGCCGCCAGCGTGAGCCGGGACGACGCCGTGGCGCTCATGAAACTCGGCGCCTTGCCGTCGTTTTCGGTCCTGCTCGTGCGGGATATGAAGTCCCGCGGCATGAAAGTGCGTGAAATTGCCGCTGTTCTCGGACTCGATGCCTCGGTGGTGCGGAAGGCGTTGGGATCGGGCAGGTTGGCATTGGTTGAGAAAAGTTGAGGGGGGAGCAGCGCGGGCCGCTCAGTAGCAGTTGTAAAAGTGCTTGTCGCTGTGCGACTTGTTGGTGGGAGTGTGATCTTTTTGTCACAGTGTGCCTATTTTTTAGGCAGCGAGT